TACCGCAAGGTGGTGCGCATGGCACTGCTCACCGGCATGCGCCGCGCCAACCTGTTTGGCATGACCTGGGAGAACGTGAACCTGGAGCGCGGCATGGTGGTGGTCCAGGCTGACGAGACGAAGGCAGGCAGCCGCCTGCTGGTCCCGCTCAACCCGCACGCCAAAGCGATCCTGGAGTCGATCGAAGGACCGCGCACGGGCCGCGTGTGGGGCGATCTCACCGAGGTGTGGGGTAGCGCCTGGAAGGCGGCCACGAAGCGCGCTGGCGTGCCCTGGTGCAGGTTCCATGACCTGCGGCACACCTGGGCCAGCTGGCATGCCATGGAAGGCACGGCGCTGTCGGTGTTGCAGGAGCTGGGTGGGTGGCACACGCCGCTGATGGTTCAGCGGTATGCGCACCTCTCGCCCGAGCACCTGGCCAAGGCCGCCGAGCGAGTTTCCTTTTAAATCAGTGGCACATCCGTGGCACAGTCCTATGACAACAGCATCCGGTCTATGCCTAACTGCTTGATTCTTTGGCTCCCCGACCTGGGCTCGAACCAGGGACCTGCGGATTAACAGTCGGTTCATGAAAAAAAGGCCCTGAGTAATCAGGGCCTTAACTCTCAATGGCATCTACAAACAGCTCTCGCTGTGTCACGATTCTGGCACACCTTTTAGGAACAGCTCGCGCTCTGCATCGCGCCTGGTAACAAGGCCCGGCAACACCTTGCCGCCGCCCTTCGTCCACTGTCTGAACGCGTCGGCAGCTTCCTGCCAATCGCCCCTGTTTACCTTGATACGAATCTGGGAGCGCTGGAAGTTGCCTAGACCGGCATTAAACGCGAAAGAGACGCAAGCGTCAAAAGGCCCTTGAAGCCCATCCAGGCGGGGAGCAAGCCGTAGAACACCGCGTTCAAAAGACGCGACATCATCAGCGAATAGTTGGTCAATCTCTTCCTTGCTCCAAGTGCGGTTGTATTGAGTCGCAAGCGGGAACTCCTTTCTGATCATCGGCGCCTTGTTCTCGGGCGTCCTGACCACCGGCAGGCGGATCTGCTCCTGGTGAAGGACGTGGCCGTATCCGATTGTCCACATGTGAGCGGCACACAGGTACGGCTTGGTCCGGTAGCCCTCAAAGCGGTGCATCAGGGCAGCGCCCTGATCCGACAGTTTCACTTCTTGCTCCAGCTGCGTGAGCCAAACCAGAAGCCGATGATGCCGCCCAGCATCGACATCTCGTCAGTGCTGAAGATGATGTCAGAGACGCGGATCAGGTCGTCCATGCTTTGCACCAGGTGCGGGTGGTCGTAGACGTAGAACGCAATCCAGGCGTTGATCGCGCACAGCTCGAGCACGAAGATGTAGGTCACCACGGGGCGCACAGTGCCCACGAAGTTGACCACCCAGGTGCTGGCCCGCTCCATGATCTTTTCATCGTGCTTGAGCGCGGCCTCAGTCATCTGGGCATCGGTCTGCAAGGCGATCTGGTCGAACTTGATCTCCTCTACCCTGGCCTGAGCTGCAAAGCCCTTGGCGGCCAGCTCGAGCTCCTTCTGGGACTGGATGCGAGCGAGCTCCTGCTCATGCTTCTGGTCTGACTTGTTCTGGAAGTACTCCAGGAGCTTTGGCAAGCCAGAAATCAGCAAGCCGCCGAGGGTCGAGAGTAGAGACAACATAGTTACAGCCCAATCTTTGAAAGCAACAAATTCACAATCCTGTTTGACAGATCGTCAGGCAGGAACCTCAAGAAGCCCAGAAACCACCAGGCTGCGCATCCATAGCAAATGATTTTGCAAACAAGGTCGAATTGTTTCTGGTACTCATTCATCGACCGCAGCGGTGCGTTGTGTGGCAGAACTCCATCAGCTCATTGATGCCGATGCCGATCAGTAAAAGCAGAAACGAGACAGCGCCAACGACAAGAACGATTTCTTGCATCTCGGCCTCTTTCTCCTTGCGCTTTTTGTCTTCCTCTTTGGCTGCCTTGGCCATCTTTGCGTCTTCAAGATCCATTAGCGCAGCGCGCTCTTTGATCTTGTTCCAGACATCGATCTTGCCGGCCTGCATGAAAAGCATCTTTAGCTCTTCCTCGAATGCGCGAGCTTGCTCAAGCGCCATCTCGATTTGCAGTGCGGTGCCCATGTTTGAGCCCTTGCCAGAGCGTTTGGCCTCCACCATTGCCTTGGTGGCGGCGCTCTTGGCATCGAACATCTTTCCGATCATCGGCGCGAGGGAGCCGATGTCTTGTGCTACTTGCGCAGCCTTCTTAACCGTCTTGATTGCCGACTGAATGCCGGCTAGCGCGCTGATCGGGTCGATCATGGCGGGCTCACTTAGGTAGGGCGTTGTGGCCGGCTAGCCACATGAACAGGCCAAGCACTGCTACGCCTGTGACCCATGCCAGTTTCTTGAGAACTGATTTGCCTACTTCGGTGTAGACCTTGTTCAAGGCGACCTCGGCAGCGCGCTCCGCGATCGCCTCAATCTGAGCATCAGTCAGTGGTACTTCCTTCATCCCCAGCTCCTTCAGTATTTCTAGGAAGCTGTACTTCTGCCTGGGCGCGGATCTTGGCCGCGATGGGCCATGTGTTGGAGCTCGTCGGCAATTGACCGATGGCATCCAGTACCGCGTTGACTTCGTTCAGCTCAAGTTGAATTGAAATTTCCATTTGAATCTCCTGGGATGTCGTGGGTTGATGAAATTATTATGTGTGGCGATTATCGCATCACCACGGCGGTGCTAATGACACCGTAGTCGGGTCAATCTGCTCGTTGATCTGACCAACCAGCGCGGCCTTCACTACGTCCAACTCAGGCCCCATCTGCGTCTCACACCAGCCCTGCACATCTGCCAACGTCAGACTCGCGTAAGGAATGAAGTTGTTCACATCGATCGGGCCGGTCTTCTGCTCTCCGTATGCCTGCGCCTGGTGGCCAAGGCCGTAATCAGCCGTGAGCCGCCAGTGCATGCTCTCTACCGCGTCAGTCACTGTCGAATACGTCGGAAAGACATCAAGCGAATCGAACTGCCACGCGTAGGTGGTCATGGATCACTCCGGTTTCGGGTACTTAGCCTTCACAGCCAGGCACGCATCGATGTATGCCTGCACCTGCGCTTGGTCGCCTTTGACGATGCCGTCGATGTAGTCGGCAATCGGCGGATACTCAGCGGCGCGGTCGCGTTGATATTGCGTCCTGGCAAGTTCGGCTTGTTCGGCTGCATGCGCAGCTTCTATTGCATTAAATGCCGCTTCTTCTTCGGCTGTAAGATCGACTACCTCACCATTCACGATTGCTGTACGTTTCATGTGTTTTCCTTAACTGCGTTTAATGCCATACAAATCAAAGCGGCCCGTAATAGTCCCGCCGCCAAAATTCATAAACCGGATACCAGAAACCACACCTGTGTTATTTAGACTACCAGCTGTGTTGTAATAAACCATCGAACCGCCTGCTAATTGAGAAAGAATAGTAGGCCGCATATCTCCGGACAAAGAATTAAACTGATTTGAATTTATGTAAACAATTCCAAACTGCTGGGAATTAGCCGCATTTGTAATTCGCATGTTTGATGAATCGGCAGGTCCACGTCCTGCAAGGTTTGCACCGTTATCCACATAAAAACCAGCACCTGAATAGTTTGCAGTTCGAAGAGTTCCATCAACATAAAACTGAAATCCTCCGTAACTCCCGCCGTTGACATTATATGAAGTTAGGATCACCGCGTAAGTTTCATATGTAGAGGTAACAAAACCGGTGAAGTCGACATAGGATGAGTAGTACGCAGATGCACTTGACAAAAATACCCACGAACCGCCGCCCGGAGTAGACCAAGTAGGCGCAGCACCAGAACCAGCCGAGGTGAGAACCTGACCGGCAGTGCCATCAGATAGCGCACCAAACGCGCCTGCGTTGTTGTATTGCACTTGGCCAGTAGAACCGGCAGGTGCGGTCACCGCAGGAGTGGACCAAATGGGAGCCGCACCTGCACCAGCCGATGTCAGCACCTGGCCTGACGTACCAGCAGAAGGCGACGTACCAACGCGCAAGGCGCTGCTGAGAGACATGCTGCCAGTGACCTGGAGCTTGTCAGTGCCGTTGTCGGTCGAGCTGCCGATCAACCAGTTGCCGGTCGTCGTAATGCGGCCGCGCTCACTGTTGTTCGTCAGGAAGGCCATTGGCAGGTATGTGCCAGTGCCAGTGATGCCGCTGATCAAAGCCATCTCAGACGCGTTGACACGCATAGCGGCAGTGCTTGCGTTGGTGGGGTCTGGATTGTTGTACGCGAAGAACGCAGAGTTGACCGACGTACCGTTAGGGATCAGTCCAAGCTGCGTGTTGCCGTTCGTAGTGCTGCTCTGCACCAGCGTGCGATTGGCAATCGTGCTGTTGCTGAAGTCGCCGGTAATGCGTCGAGCACTGCCGTCAAAGATCAGGTTCGATTGCAGTGTCAGGTTGCCAGTCAGCGTTCCACCAGTCAGCGCGAGGTAGCCTGTGGCAGGCAGGTATGCGGTCAACCAGGCGGAGCCCGTGTACACGCGCATCTCGTTGGCTGTGCTGTTCCAGTACAGATTTCCGGCCACCAATGCGCCGCCCGAGTTGTTCACAGTCGGGTTGCTTGACTTGCTGCCCAGGTACTGGTCGTTGAATGTCGTGTAGGTAGCAGCCGCGCTTGTCGCACTACCAGCCGCCGCAGTTGCGGAGTTGGATGCATTGGTCGCGCTGGTGGCTGCGTTGGATGCGCTTGTGGCCGCAGCGGCCGCAGACGCGGCAGCCGATGTGGTCGAGCCAAACAAAGCGTCAACCTGGGCGATCGTGTAGGCGTCGGTGATGCCATAACCGCTCAGCGTTGTGGGATTCGTACCAGCCGTGGCACGACCATACGCGTCGATCGTCAGCGACTTGTAAGTGCCAGGCGTGATGCCGGTGGAGGCCAAGTCGATGTCGTCTGCGTTGACCACAATGCGCGAGCTCGAGGCCGTGCCGACAGCCAACGTGTTGCCGGTCTTGGTCAGACCTGCGCCGGCATTGATTTGACCAGCGCCAGAGAACTGAACCCAAGTGACAGGTGTGACGCCCAATGTCCCACCTGCTTGCACCGTGCAGATGTAGCCGTTGTTGCCATTGGCTGTGCCCTGCTCGATGAACGTGTAGGCCGATACCAGCTCAGCCCATGTGTCAGCGTCAGTTGCACGCGTCCAGCCGCCGGCGGACGCCACATAGATGCCGTTGTTCGCAGAAACCGACTGATCCTTGACCAGAACGCGCTGGCCAGCCGTAACGGCCACACCGTCGATCGTCTGTGTGCCTGACAGAGTGATGTTTGCAGTTGTCGCGGCCAAGCAAGATGCCTTCGCATCGATGCCCTGCGCCACGCTGTCAACGTAGGCCTTGTTGGCCGCATCGCTGTCGGCCGTAGGCGTTGACAAGCCAGTGATGGTGCTACCGGTCGCGGAGTTCATGTCCAGCGAGCCGTTGATCGTCACGTTCTCAAACGTGCTAGTGCCGGACGCGGCCGTGACGTTGCCCGTCAAGTTGCCAGTCACGTTGCCCGTGACGTTGCCTGCGACCGCGCCTGTGTGCGTTCCTGTGGTGTTCCCAGTGACGTTTCCGGTCAAATTACCAACAAAGCCCACAGTGGACGTGATGGTCGTGCCGGTGATTGTTTGAGGCGTTGTGCCGCCAATCACGACGTTATTGATAGTGCCGCCAGTCAGCACCGCATTGCTTGAGGTCACTGTGCCTGAGATGCCACCGATGGCAGTAATCTCGCCAACGACTGACAGCGTGGAGCCAAAGCCCACAGGACTTGCAGTAACTACTGATCCGCCGCCCTTGGCTCCAAGGTTCAAGTTGATGTTGGTGTCTGAGCCTTGCACGTCGATGGTTGGGCTTATTCCAAGTGCGCCACCAAAGATTCGTAACCAGTTGACAGCTGACGCGGCAGGCACGACGCGCAAAGACTCTGTGCCTGTGGATTTGCCAAGCTTGGCCGTGCCTGTCAATGTGGCCAGCTCGATAGTGGCCGATGTTGTCACATCCAACGTAGGCGTTGTGATGCCGCCTTGGGCGGTGAACGTTTTGCCCACAGGAATGAGTAAACCGTTGGCCGTGAACTGTGCGACATTCACACCGGTGACGGCCACATACATGTTGCCAGCGCCTTGGCGATACAAACCGGTGTTGGTTTCGTTTAAGAACGACAGACCAGGGCCGCTGACAGAGCCGTCAGCAATGCGGAAAGGCGCCAGCATGCCGCCAGCGCCAGTGCGAGACAGGGAGTTGGTCAGCGCGTCAGCCACGTCCTCCAGCGTCGTGTTGGCCCACACGGCCTCGATCACGTCGCCAGGGGTAACGGGGTTGCCGCCTGGCAGCGTGTAAATACCTGAACTATTGCGTGGCATTGCTCTCTCCTAATTACTGTGTGTCCATCTGTATCGCTGTCTGAGCTGCGTATGGACGCAATATCTCGACAACCGTTTTCGGGTCCTTAGCCGCCATTATCTTCGCAGCCGTCTTGGGGTCTGTCAGAGCTCGAGCGAGCAGCTGCTCAGTCTGGCTTTGCGTCATCTTGAATGGGAACGTCATCAGGCCGCTAGCAACTCTGCCGGCCATTGAATCGGCAGCCGATTGAGGAATGCCCAGAGGGCCCAGGAACTGGCGAATGACGTTCTGCGCGCCCAGGTACTGAGCTGTCGGTGAACCGGGAACCTTTGCGAGGTCCTGAGCAGCGGCATAACGAGCCATGTCCTGGCCAATGCCATTGAGCTGCGCCATCTGCGCAGGGTCCATGACGCCTTCCATGGTTGCGCTCTTAAGGCCCGTGGCCGTGCGAGCAGTCTTGTCCGCGTTGCGCAGTGCGTTTGCATAGCTGTTTGCGTTGACGCGAGCAAGCGTGTCGTTGCTGAAGTCTGTCAGCGGGGGCAATGCTGTATCGCGTAGCTTCTGGCCAATCGCCATCTGATTCACTGGGCGCGACATTTCCGCAAAGGTGCGGCGTGCCTCGCCATGCAGCGGTGAAGCCATGTCCAGATAGCCCAGGAGCTTGTCTTGCGTCTCCTTGAGCGCACTGGCCAGTTCAGTGTTGCCGGCCGTTCTTGCCGCGCCGATTTGACCATCCAGAGCTCTCTTGACGAACTGCAAGCCCTCGACGCTGCCGGCGGGGTCGTCAATCTTGATGCCTTTTTCACGCGCTAGCTGACGCGCCTCGTTCATGGCGCGCTGCACTGAAGGCCTCTGCATGAGGTCCTTCATCAACGCGTTAGCCTCACGCGTGGGAGCTAGACCAGCAGCTCGAGCCTGGCCATACAGGTCGTCGGCGGCCGTGTTGCGGGCAGCGGTAAAGAAGTCCATGCGGCCATCGTTGCCGGCCAGGTCATCGAGCACGCCCTTGTAGCCGGCGAACTGACGGCCACGGGATTCAGCCAGGGCAGACGCCACGTCAGACGAGCTCGCGGCCGCGCCGCGTTGCAGCTGGGCAATGCCGGGGTCCATCGTGGCCTCGGCCAACGTGGGTGTCACGCCAGGCACATACTCCACAGGATTGGCTGCAGCTGCGCGAACCTTGGCAGGATCGGTTGCAAAGCGATCCAGGGTGCGCTTGAGCACGCGCTCGCGGCCAGCCTGCCACAGGGGCTCCACAGCGGCCTTGGCGCCGCTATAAGCAGCCGACAGAACCCTACCCCCCACCTCGCCCGCAGTACCTGCCAAAGCGCCCGTTGTGGCGCCCCCAGACATGTCTTCTGGGCTCGTCAGCGCGCCGATGGCTGCGCCAGATCCAGCTGCACCGGCGTAGGGTGCAGCGCCGCGGACCATCATGCCGGCGGCCTTGGGTAACAATCTCGCCCCGGCTTGAACACCCTGGGTGATCTTGTTGGCAGCACCGAGGCCTGGCAAGAATGTCAGGCCGGCGTCAGTGAGGCCTTTGCCCCATGTGCCGGCGGTGGTGCTCATCAAAGGCTTGTCCAGGGCCTCGTCAGCCTTGGCCGCAGCCTCGTCGTAATCGCCAATCCCGATCATGTTGCCCACTCGTTTCACTGAGCGGCCAATGTCGGTGAATGCTTTGCCCGCGCCGGCGGCCAACCTTTCGGTCGTAGACATCGAGCCAACCAGGTCTTTGTTCAGACGATCGCGCTCAGTGTCGTAGTCGATGTTGCTGTAGAACCGGTTTGCAGGGATGTCCGAGTAGTACTTTTTGCGCAAGGCAATCAGCAACTGATCGTCATTCAAGTCCCCGTACATCGGGAACTTCTCGCGGATCTCCGAAACCTTAATTTTGTCCATTTCGGCCTCCGAATCGCGAGCGATAGTCGAGAGGATCGTTGTTATCGAATCCTGCACCACCAGGAGTTGCGCCAGCTCCGTTCTGAGGCATAGCGCGACCAGCACGAATCTTTGCGGTTTGAATGATCTCGGCCAATCGGCGCTTCTTATCGCTAATCACCTCTGGATCGGTTTCGCCGTATTGTGGGAAATACGATTTCGCCAATCCTTTGAGTTGCTCTTTGGTATACGCCGCGCCCGTGGCAAGCGTCAGAGCAGCATCGAGGGCATCAAGCTGCGCATTCTCGACGCGTTGGCGAGAGGCAGGCGTGAGCATCGTTGATGCCGCGTCACCGACAATTGGCACTTTGCCGGCAAGGCTTGGCATCAGCTTGGGTGTCTCAGCCGATGGGTCCTTGCCTGTGAGCTGAGTGATCAAGCGCAGCGCGTTGTCCATGCGGAACGCGTAGCCCGCAGACTTGCGCTCATCCTCGGATGGGTTGCCTTTTACAGACGTGACCGCTGGGTCAGCTGGGCCACCTGGGATGTGCGTGAGAGCCGGTTCACCGTTGGGACCGGTGGCCCACTGGTAACCAGCAGGCGCTTTGTTTGCCCCAGAGTTGCCCGCAGCCATGCGAGCGGTCTGCGCGTTCATGGCGCGGATCTCGTTCATAAAACGATCTTGCTGAGCGCGGTAGGCCATTTGCTCTTGCTTTGTTTCGGCCGCTTGCGCAAGGCCCTCATACATGCGGGCTTGCTGAAGCAAAAACTCAGCCTTCTTGTTCTGAGCTGCTTCGGGGTCCTTGATGTACTGACCTTCAGCCGTGATCAAGCCGCTGCCCATCTTGATGGGGTCGCGAGCTGCGGCCGCCTTTTTGAGCAGCTGCTCTTGCACGGGCTGGAATGATTCGCCGGCATACTGAGCCGCCAACGCGGTCAGCATCGAGCTGTCGCCCTGGTCGCCACGCGACTTAGCAAACGCTTGGAGCTGGCTCATGTCGGGATCTTGGTCGTAGAGATCCCCGCCTTGCTTGTACAAATCTGATGCGCGACTGCGCAGTGCTTCAATTGAATTGGGCAGCATCGTGCGGCCAGGCGTAACGTTGTTGGACAACGTACCGCCAGCCGACATTCTGGCTTTGGCTTTCTTGAGGAGGCCGTAGGACGGTTGCTCCTCTTCTTGGTTGAAGAGGCTGTAGTCCATGATTAGTACGAGCCCCCGTAGTCGGCCGTGTCCATGCTGCCGTCACCGGTCAAGCCCATTTGCTTGCGACGCAGGCGATCACGCATTTGCTGCAAAGCCATAGCCTGATTGGCGTTCATGCCTTGCATTTGTTGGTCAACACCCTTTTGCTGCTGGGCAGCCATGTAGCCTTGGCCAAGTTGCGCAATGGCCTGACCGATGCCAGGCGCGACATAGTGGTTGCCCACCATCTGGCCTTGCATCGGAGTCATGGCGTTGCCGCGCAACGCGTCAACCATGGCCTGCTTCTTCTTGAGCTGGGCTTCCTCAGGACGCATTTGGCCCATCTGGACCAGGTACTCAAACATCAGATCGTCATTCATCACAGGCCTCCGTAATTCACCATCAAGTAACCATTGGCGTGACGTTTGACTAAGTCAGGACGTACAGCCTCCACCTCTTGCGCAATCACACCGCGTTGCGACATTCCCATCATTGTGTAGTCGTAAATGCCCACGCCAATCGCGTGAGTGCCGACGCGCTTGATATTGGTCTTCAAGCGACGGTCAGAGAACATGAACGCAGCAGATCCCAGCTGAGCGCCAGCGCCCAGCAAGTTGCCAAAGGCCGCGTTCTGCGCGTTGGCCGCGCCCAGCTGCGCGTCGTAGCCCATCTGCGTTGCGCCCAGGATGTTGGGCGTCTGAGCCTGGCCAGATTGGCTAAACGAGGGCATTTGAGGCATCGACACTTGCTGACCTGACAACAGCGCGTTCATCTCGTTGAGAGACATGCCGCGGCGTTGCATCTGCTCGGCAATCGCCTGCTGGCGCAATTGGTTCTGCGCGTTGGCGTATTGCTGATTGAGGCCATACTGTTGTTGCATTGCCTGGTTCTGCGCCTGCATGCGTGACTGATCAAGCGCAGAGGCTTGGCCAAGCGCTTGGTTCTGAAACTGAGCGGCGCCAAGGTTCTGTTGGTAGCCCTGTTGAGCCGTGCCCATCTGCATGTTGTACAGGCGCTGTGCCTCGTCTCCAGCGGTGTTCAGTGCGTTGTAACGCTCGGCAGACTGGCGCTGTGAAAGGTTGTTGAGCTCACGGTCGTAACCCTCCGTGCCAGGATGGAAGCCCATGTTGGCCAGCTTCGTCTCCATTTGGCGTTGCTGGTAGTCATGCACCGGTTGCATCTTCTGCATGAGCTGGTTCGCCACCGTGTCGCGATAGCTCGAGTCAAACTGAGGCAGCGGCGCGCCAAAGTTGAATGACGATGCAAGGTTCTTGGAGTAGTCGCCCGTCTGCGTTTGCAAGTTGCCAGCGGGATTGGCCGACGTGAGCTGAGGCAGCGTCGAGTAGTCAAACGGCTGCGCATACTCACCCTTCACCCGATCCATGAAGCCGGACGCCAGGTTGCTACGGTCCGCCTGCAAGCCCGTCTGAGCATCAAGCGCGGACTGAAGCGCAGGCGCGAGCGTAGTGTTCTGCGTCCATTGCGTGACATCCTGACCGCTGGAAGGATCGGTGACAGTCTGAGTGCCCCAGGTCTGCGATCCAAACGGTGTGTTGATCGTTGGCCTGTTGGCGTAGTTCTGCATGTTCAGGTTCTCTTTCGAGAGCTGACCCTGCAATTGTGTTGCGCCAACGTAGTCAGGCGCTGCCGGTGCGCTAGCTTTTCCGCCCATGATCTTTCTCCTTAATCCACCGGCACTCATCGCGCCGCATTTCAAACATCACACAATCCACGGTTTCCGCGATACGTCGAAACCCTAGCTTGTCATTCAAATTCAACGCATCCTCAAGATGCTTTGGTGTGAGGCCGTAAACCGCTTCCTTGCCGCAGCTCAGAAAGGGATACTCAAATGCCGCACGCCAAAACTTCCTAGTCAACGAGTGCGTCGTGTCAAACGCGACGTGCATCCAACATGCATTCTCTGTCCACGCGTTGTATGCAACCGCTGTAGCGATTGTCCCATCATCTCGCATCGCCCCAATCGTCTTCAGGTCTGACGACCAGGGCAAATTCACGTTCCGGTGCAGCCACTCCCACACGATTGGGCGATCGCCGGGAGTGTCTGTTACAAGCTCCACTTAGAACTCCAGTGTCGCCGCGCTTTGGTCGTCGAAATATTTGCCGCCGCCGTTTACACCGCCGCCACCACCGCCGATCCCGCCCTGAGTGGCCATCCAAGCCTCATACGCTTTTAGCTCTTCAGGCGACAGGAATTCGGGGTAGTCAAATGTTTGAGACGTGCTTCCCTTGTCGTCCAATGCAATGGGGCCGCCGACCACCTCGAGCGTGACGTTTGGAACCTTTGGCTTTGTAGAGTCGGCCATTAGGCTGGCATCTAATGCTGACCCAAGGGTATTGTTCGATGCCGCGCTAGCGTTTAAACCGGCTGCAGAATTGTCTACCGACGCGCCTGAGCCATTGACAGCGGCTGTAATGGCGTCCCGCAACGAGTCTCCATTGCCAGTCGTGCCTGTACCGGTAGTGCCGGTCGTTGCAGAGCCAGTCGTGCCTGTTCCAGCCGTGCCCGTACCACCTGCGGTTCCGGTTCCGCCGGTCCCACCAGTGCCACCGGTTCCAGAACCACCAGTACCAGTGCCATCAGTACCCGTGCCGCCGTCTACTGTGTCGGTTCCTGTCCCGTCTGTGCCTGTGCCGCCGGGCGTGTCAGTGTCAATGATTGTGTCGGGAGTAACGACCGATGCAATCTTTACTGTTGGGCGAGTAGGAGTAGTTGGATCAGTTGGAGTGGTTGGAGTTGTATCGTCAACCACCACTGGGTCAGTTGTATCGTCAACCAGCACTGGCCCAAACGTTGGAGTGACAACGCGTGGTACTCGAGTGACCGTTGAATCCACTGGCTCGGTAACGGGACGACTCACACGCGGTATGCTAAGGCGTGCGGGATTGTTTAACGCACGGCGGATGGTGCGAGCGCTGGCAGAGTTGGGGCCCGCCGCATTAGCGTACTGCGTGAAGCCGGAGTTGTTCGTGCCGTAAGCGCGTATGGCATTGATCAGCTCGCTAGGCGACACACGCGAGCCTTGACCTTGCAGAAACTTGCCGCCGGCAAAGATGTCAGGAGCTCCTGCAATCAGTTGCAGATCCTCGTCGGGTAAACCGTAGTCATTCTTTCTTGCCATTACATCACTCCACCTAGTTCTGTCATCACGTTGCAGGACGTGAAGGTTGTTGCTGGCAGGCCACGCACCTTCATGCGCAGCGAGCCGTAGTATCCGAGGCCGGTTGTGCCAGCCCACGCTTGGTAAGTATTAGTACCTACCCACGTCGATGTGTTCCAAACGCCTTCATCCCAGACAGCACCGCTGTCCTTGCTGAAGAACGGTGAGCCCCCGACGTTGGAAAGCTGGAACTGCGTGTTGATCTGCAACTTGATCGCAGGCGCGGCCAGGGCGATAAACGTGGGGCGCACCATGCCAAACTTCTTGAGCTGCGCAGGCGTGTTGAATGCCTGGAAGGACGTTTGCACGTCTCCCTCGACGTAGTTGCCGCCGTCGCCGTTGATGTCCGCGCCGTCCTTGTCACCGATCAGGCCTTCGCAAACAAAGCCATCAGACGTGCCAAATAGCAGGCGGCCGCCGATGATGCCGGCGCAGCGCATTGGGATGCCGGTGAATTGACACCAGGCGCCCGTGATCACATTCATCGCGAACTGACGGTAGGTTCCGCCGTCTGCCGGCAGCTTGATCACCATCACGTCAGAAGAGGGGACGACAAAGACATCGAAGTACTTTTCATTGATCAGCCTGCGCACCAGAGGCGCAAAGACTGACTGGATCTTGGACGCGGGGCCGATCTGTTGGTCTTCGCTGTACTGGCCATTGATCAGCTTGGACATGGGAACCAGGCCCAGCTCGCTGACGATCATCACGTCACCACCAAACGGGGTGAAGAATGTGCCGTGCTTGGGCACGGGGCCAACGTACCAAACGCCCTTGAGACTGAAGGTTTCGGGGCTGGTGGGGTCAGTGCCTTGCCACACGCCAATGTCGCCCTCAGTGCCGACAACGATGAGGTAGTCGTCAATCGAGAAGCCGGCATCCATGGTCCAGTTGATCAGCGCGGAGCAATAGCCGCCATTGCGCAGGGTTGAACCCATGGCAAACGAAGTGCAGCTACCCGTCACCACATCGACGTTGTCCAGATAGTAGACGTTGGCATCACCCTCAGCGGTAAACCAGACGCGCTGCTTCCACACGGCCACAGTGCGCACGTTGGTGGGCAAGCCATTGGTTGTCGCCGTGCGATCGACCCAGCCAGTGCCGGTGCTGTAGGTCCAGTACCCAGCGCCGGGCGATACGGCCAGCAAGAACGTGTCTGCGGGGGTAGAGAATTGAGTGGTCCACCACTCGTCGTCATCACTACCCGTGCCTGTTACAGCAAGCACGGGGGCGCCTGGATCGGTCACGTCATAGATGTTGCCGTTGGCCGCGATGAATCGCTTGTCGTCCGCGTTGGCGGGCGCCTTGTAGCCAAAGACAGACTCGATCGAGCTCTCTGCAAGCTCAGCGTAAGAAAACCATCCTTTGCGCAGCTCCACGCCCTGCTGACGCGGGATGAAGTTGGTCAGGGCCAGCGCATCCAGGGGAGACATGGCCGCGATCGGGTCGCGGTAGTTCAGGCCACCGGTTGGCGCGGGGATGACTTGCAGCTGCGCGGTTTGTGCGGCGGCAGCCCTTCTAGGGGCTTTGAAGGGAGCGAGTGGTACCAGCGGCATGGTCAGAATCCATAGTTGGTGTCTGGCGTGTTGACCAGGGGCTGGATGTATGGGAAGCGGAAGTCACGCGCCATGCTGAGCACAGGCGCGCCCTTGGCTGATCCCTTACGGTTCTCAAATGCGATCTGGAAGTCGCGCATGGCCGCAGCACTGTCCAGACCCTTCATCTCGAGCCACTTCACGCGGGTGTACAGCGTAATCAGCGTGGCATCGAGCAGCGCCACATCACCGTTCTTGGTGATGCGGTTCTTGTATAGCGTTGGATCATCCTGGTCACGCACCCATGCCTGCGACATGTAGAACACGTTCATGATCTGCGGCGAATTGGGCGGCGCGAGAACGTAGATCTTGTTGTCGCGCACCTGCCAGTAGAACGACAGGGTGGGCAACGTGGTGCGGATCAGCAGCTGCTGCCACATTTGTGGCGACACTGGACCCAGTGAGGGGAACTGCGTTGTCGCGTTCCAGTTGGTTTGGTCGATCCAATCAAAAAAGTCTTCAGGCAGATTGAATGCCTTCTCCTTTTGCCCGTTGGTGTCGGACGTGATTGGGATCTGGTAATTCTTGATGAGCTCTTGCCAGTCGTACATGGTCAAGAGCTCAATGCCGGCCATGTTGGCGGCCTGCACAAACTGCTGCACCGTCGGATCAGGATCACCGGCGGGGTCGTTAGGGACGGGGAAGGCCACCATCGAGGCCACGTTTTGCACGATGGCCGAGAGGGTCGATTCGTTTACGATTTGATAGGCCATCCCCTACTCCTGTTACTCTGCTTCAGCGGTGGCCGCGACAGCGCGCTTGGCGCCCTTGGCGTTGGCCTGGAGAGCAGTGACCATCGCACGCAGCTCTTCAAGCTCTGCATCACGTTTGGCCAGCTCAGCGTTCATCTTCTCGATCGGAGCGTTGTTGGCCGCGACCTGCATGAATGCCTGGGCGCGTTGCTTGTCCTGTTGGAAAGACATGAACTTGCCGCCTAGGTTGTCATTGGCGTCCGCGAGCTGCTCAACGGTGATGATCTTGAAAAACTTGTATTCCTCGACCTTGGAAGGGTTCATGCCAGGCAAAGCGCTCAGGGGGGTTCCCGTCACAGCCTCGTCCTGGCCAGCCTTCCACTTGTTGTATCGGTCCTGGAAGCGGAAAACGTCCTGCTGACTCAGAGGACGTTCAATCACCGAGGACTTGTCGCCTGGCACATGAATGCGGACGTAGTCGGCCTCTTCGTAAACAGCGCGTCCTGCTTCGCGGCTTTTGCCGGGTTGCAGGACGGGCTTGCGGAAGAATTCGACGTAGAGCTTGTTGTCTGCGCTAAACCGGGTTTCATCCGGTTTGGCGAAGTCGCCAGGCTCTTCAAAGATAGTGGGTGTCGTGGGGTTCATCTTTTTTTTCTTTCAATTACACGTTTGTCTCGAACTTGAGATCAGTACCAGGGGAGCCGCCAATACGGGAACCACCGATGCTGACGCCATCGGCGCCGATCAAACCGATGCCTTCGCTTACTGCACCAGTGCCTTGAGAGGCATTGGTATCAACGACTGCGGGGGCGTTTGCAGACACTGCTGCACCATAAGTTACTGCCATTTCATTTCTCCTTCAAAAAACCCGAGGGGTTGTGGGTCAACCCAGTCCCTCGGGAAAGGTTGACCCACGACGGTCCACCAAACTAATTAGTTTTGGATACGACCTTGGAACTGAGCACCAGAAGTGGTCAGGTTACCGGCCCATGCCAAGATCTGAACTTCAGCGTCTTGGTTAATGGCGTAGCGGCGGTTGGGGCTCAATGGGACCATGTTGCGGTCCTTGTGAGGGCGCCACTTGATGTACTTGCTGTTGAGCATGAAGCCGGTGTTGGCAGGGCAATAGCCACCGATACCACCGTCGAGCACAACGTCAGCATCCATGAACTTCAACGTGGGGAAGCCAAGGTTGCCAGTCTCAGGAGACGTGAAACGCTGCTGAGCCTGCAAGCTGCCCATGTAGTAAGTCCAGTAGTTGTTGTCCAACACGATCAAGTCGGGACGATCAGTACCGCGAACCAGCGAAGACCACAAAGAGTTCAAACCAGCCTGAATGGTGGTTGCGCTAGGGGTCACGCTTTGAGCGCTAAAGTCGTACAGCTTGGAGCGCCAGAAGGTCCAAGTTGCGCGGTTGATGCCACCGTAAGTGCCAGTCGTAGGATCAGAAGGCACAGCGGCGTTCAAGCCGGTGACTTCCTTACCGCCAGAGCCAGTACCGTCAGAGTAGATGGACTGGGCCAACTGGTTGACCATGGTGGACTCGGCCACGTTCAAGCGAGACTCGAGCAAGTCGATGAATTGCTCTTTGCCGCTGTTCTGCAACATCTCGAGGCCAGACATCACGACGGGCACAGCGTACTGCTTGATTTGGTATTCAGCAGCGCTGATCACGTCTTGAGCAGCCACAGGCAGCAAGTCGTAACCAGAGTAGAAACCGCCGTTCGCGTTTTCAGCGAATGAGAGTTCTTCAAAAATTACGTTACCACCGGAGATGGTCTTGACGTTGCCGCGCTGGTTAAGGCGGGACAACAGGGCGTTGTTTTTAGTTACGTTGTCAGCAATCTGACGGGTGCGTGACTGGATCGTCGTTGCGACGATGTCACTGACATTTGGAAAAGACATGATGACTCCTTCATCTGAGTTAAAACGAGCTTTCGCTCACCTTTTTCAGATGCGCCTACGCGAACCGATCTCAGTCCGTCTTTGCCGTAGGTGGGACGCCGATGCGTCTCCTAACGAGTCATGCGGTGGCTGGGGTGCTTGGGCACACCAGAGGACAGTTTCCCGTCCTCATGGTGTGATTATGCAATCACCTTGACGACATCACAATAGCTGCCTCAATCGCTGAGCGCACGTCGGTGGGATCTTGGCGCATGGCGCCGACCGGTGCAGCTCCTGAAACCTGCACGGCAGCGGACCTGGCGCGTTGGGCTGCTTGGGTGGTTTGCTGCGCGCCCTTCGCTTTCATGCGCTGTGTGATGACCGCACGCACGTTGTCGTTGAGCAGGCAAGCCTTCTTGTACGCATCGGCCAGGGACAGGTTTTGCCCTTTGCGCTGTGCGGCCTCGAGCAAGTCGGCCATGTCCTCGCGCACGTCGTTGCCAAACTCTGCCTGGTCGAGGAAGGATTGCACCTCGCTCTGTGCGGCCTGCGCGACCTGTTGCTGTTGCACCAGCTGCGCCTGCTGGAACTGCGTCAGCATGTTCTGCATGGGCGCCAGGCGCTGATTCAGCACCTGCTCGATGGCTGCTTGCTGTGGGTCCTGGCGCGGGGCCTGGCCAGCAAGGGCACTGTCCAGCATCTCAATGAACTGGTTGCCAAAGCGGCCCGTGCCGTACTGATTGACAATGCCGGCCACCAGGTTGGCGAGCTCAGGCGCCGTGCCTGTGCGCAGGCGTGCTGCCGTGCTCATCAGGTTGTCGATCGCCTGGATCGGGTTGCTGTTCTCGGCTTTGATGAACGCCTCATAGGGGGCGATCGTCTTGAGCATGGCGTCGTAGTTCTTACGCGCCTCTGACGATTCCTGGATGAACCTGGCATGTTCAACTTCGCGGCGCTGGATCTCAGAGCGGACGGTTTCGGGCAACTGGGCCCAGTGCTCGCGCACCTCGGGACGCCAGGCTTGCGGAGCTCGATCGGCCTGCTGCTTGGGCCCAGATTTTGGCCCTGGTTGCATACCTTGATCGAGCGGCTCTTGCGTTGCGTCCTTGGGCTTGAATTTGCCCTGCTCATCGCGAGGCTTCTCGTCCAGGGGTTTGTCTTGCGCAAGGTCATTCAGGTCCTGGCTCGCCTCCTGAGCCTCTGGTGTGGTATTGACCGCTTCGGCTGCAACAGCCAAGTCGGTTTCTACGGCCGCGGGCGCGGAGTTGTCTTGTGGCAAAGGCTCGTCGGCCTCCTTGAACGCGGCCTCAAGGGCATCGCGCATCGTCGTCGTGGGTTCGCTCATTGGTGATCACCTGTTTTGAAGTTTGTAAATTGCGCGCTCTATGTCGGCACGCTTGAATGAGCCGCCTTCGGTCATGTACCGCTCGCGGCTTTCTTTGGCTTTCGCCCAAGAATCTTTGAAGTCGTCCATCGTGGTCAGGCCCTTGGCCTTCATGTACTCGCGATGCTTGCTGCGTGAAGAAATATCGGTCCCATCGGGCGCTTGCATACCTTCATACGATCGGTCACCCCACAGCGCACCGGAGTCGGTACGCATCTCGGGTTGATAGTCTTGAGTGACTTCGATCAGCTCACCCGTCTTTCGATCCTGAATCCAGCGGCGTCTGGTCATTTCTCTTCCTCTTCCTTTTTGGACTTGCTGCGCAATGCGGAGATGGCAGCCTTCTTTGCTTCGTTGATCACGACCTTGTTGGGGTCTGGAGCCTCGTTGCCGGTGAAGCCGTAGTACAGGCGGCGCCAGTCGCCACCGTCTTTGATCGGCGCAGTGCCGGTGTAGCCCAGCTCTTTGTGTGCAGTCAGGGAATCCTGCAGCTCGTTGAACGATTGGCGCGGAAGCTTGCGCCAGTCGGGGTGCGCCATTTCATGCGGTTCGACGCGGCCGCGGTAGCGATCCCATAGGCGCCACTGCTCAGGGAAGAGCTCGATGGAGGGGTTCGCGCCCCGTGACTCATCGACGTAGTCCATGATGCGGCGGTAGTACGGTGAGGCCACCGTGAACTTGTCGGGCTCATAGGCAAGCTTCTCAGGCGCGAGCTCGGCAGGCACGTTGGGATTGAGCTCCCCACCCTTCATGCGGTACTTCCACTCGGGGTGTGAAGAGATCACGCTAATGGCTGCCTCTTCCTCGCTCATGGGCGCTTTGCGAGCATTGCTGGCCACCAGGGACTGCACGCGCTCAGCGAACTGAGGGTCTTCCTGCATGAGGCGCTGGTAGTTGTTGCGGATCATGTGCAGATCCACCGCGCTGGTGTTGGCCTTGCCGAGATCTGTCCATGGCACGCCAAGCGAAGCGGTTTTCACTGACAGGCCAGGCACTTGGTTCATCACGCGCCAGCCCACTTCGCGCAGGGACTCACCGTCCTGTGGCCGGAACATCTCAGGCTTGTCACGCAGCAGCTGCGCCAGGCGTGCCTGGTGCTCGATGTTGGCCGTGCCCTTGACGCCTAAGCCACCTCGAGCAGCTGCACCGACACCGGCCTCAGCGTCCATCGTGGCCGCCAAGCCAGGCTCGCCCACGCGGTTGGCCAATGCTTTGAGCTCGTCCATGTCACGCACGCGGAAGCGCTGTGCCAGGAACTCGTTAGGGGTCAGGGGCGCGTTGGGTGACATCAACGCAAAGTTGAGGTCGTTGAACGTGTCCACGGGGTCATGCGGGCCCTGGCGCTCATAGGTGCGCAGGAACTTCTGCATGAGCGCGTTATGCGTCTCCTGGGGCAGTGCGTTGGGATCGAAGTTGTTGGCCTTGATGCGGAACAGATCGGGGATCGTGAACTTGCCCTCAAGGCCACCAGGAACCATGATCTCTTTGCGCGTGGTCAGGTCCGAGATCCCCAGCGACTGCATGGGGCTCTGGCTCATGTCCACACCGTGCTGCGCACCAAAGGCTGCCCAGTCCTGGTCAGTCATTTCGGTGGGTTTTTTGGGCAGCGTCTGGGGCTCGTCGCGGTAGCGCGCCCGGTTCTCGAGCGCTGTCTCCACCTCAGCGCGGGGCACTGTGCCATCACCGCGCAGGCGGGGGTCCGCCTTGTATGAGCGAGCGATGTCTGCCTCAGCTTCAGGGATCAGCTGTCCCAGGCGAGCGCGATCGATGTTCTTGACGTTCTTGCGCAGGGCCCCGGCCTTGGCTGCCATGCTCGATGTCGTGCCGCCAGGCATCGGCATCAGCATGGCCAGGTCTAGCGTCTCAGGTCGAATCTGAAGCGTTTGGCCCCGGCCCGATGTCATTCGTTCACCATAGGCTAGCCTGTCGGCTCCTTCAGGCGCCTGGCCAAGAAACATGTCGCCCATCTTCAGACCGCCAACAAGGGGCGCGCCTTCTGGAACCTGGACCTTGTTGCCGTAGTCGCGGGCCGTGCGCAGGGCATCGGCTAGAGCTGCCGCCCAGCGGCGCTTGACGGGTGTCTCTTCGATGTAGGTCTGCTCCATGGCTTACTCCAGAGTCAGCATGTATTGGGTGTGCTGGTACAGGCGAACGATCTCGTCAATCGTGTTTTGCAGCGGTGTCTCATCGCGATCGCAGATCTCGTAGCGCATGCGCTCGATCCACTCAGCGCGCATCTCGAGCTCGTCGCGGATGTTGTCCACGTCGCCACCGGTGCGCTTGATCTCCATGCGGTTGCCGTAGTAGCCCTGGTACTGCTCCACAAAGCCATCAATGAGCTCGAGCAGCTCGTCGTAAAACTCGTTCAGGGCCTTGTGCTCCGCAAAGCTCTTGGTCTTCCAGTGAGCGATGTGCGCGGCGTCCCGGTCGAACAGCGCCTTGCTTACAAAATCTTCTGCTTTGGTCATTGGTTACCTCACTGCATTGGGGGCATGCCGTTACCAGGCGCGGGCATGGGTGGCTGCGCGGGGGGCAAGTTGGGTTGCGGCTGCATGATGCCCAGCGCACGCAACTGAGCCTCTTTGCCCAAGGCTTCCATGTTGGTGTTCTTGGCCTTGGCCATACGCTCGGCTGCGCCGGCTTGCTTCTCGGCCACCTCGGCGTCTTGGAGGGGGTTGGGTTGAGGCTGGGGCATGCCCTGTTGCTTCAGGCCGGTAATGGCCTGGTCGAGCACGCTCTCGATCTCGCTGCTGACGCGGAACTTGCTCACGCTCCACTGCAACAGAGACAGCAACACAGGCGCGGCCTGAGGGATCTGCTGAGCCATTGGGGCCACTTGAGAGATGAATGCGCCCAGGCCCTGCATGAACTGCACGGCCGCGTCACGTTCAGCGGCCCAGTCCAATGCGGCCATCGAGTCAGCCTCGATGTTGATGCGGTACTCGCTGAGCTCTTCATCCTTCAGCAGCTGGATGGCCTGCATGGCCAACGGTGCGTCAGGCGTGCGCTCGATGTTGGAGCGGCGCAGGATCGTCTCAGGCTGAAAGTGCTTGCAGATGATCTCGGCCTTGATGCGCAACGCGCCGGTGATCCACTCAGCGATGTAGAACTGCTTGAGCTGAATACGCGTGCTGCCAAACTGCGCCTTGATCTGCTGGGCTGCAGCGGTTTCGCTGGCCTTGGAGCTGCCGCGCATGATGTCGGAAATGCCCAGCACCTCGTAGATCTGCATGACTTTGTCTTGGCGGTACTGGCGCAAGTGATCGATCGCGTTGACCACTTGCTCGATCGGGATCCAGTCAACCTGGCCCTTGATGCCGCCCTTCTCAGCAAACATCGCCCAATTGTCCACGGGGATCAGCTGGTTCTCAGTGCCCTGGTTGAACACGCGCTGAATGCCCTCGGCGCTCTTGTCGTACACGCCCACCACCTTGGCTGCACGGGTCAGCCAGGTAATGCGGGTATTGATCTCATCGAGCTCGTTGAATTGGTCCTGAGCAAAGATGTAGTCAGCGCGGGGCTGGAAATTGCTCGAGGTGACGTTGGCCACCACAGGCTTGGGACAGGGGAAGAAGTTGTCCAGCTGGAGGGGGTCATCCTTCACGTCGAGGATCACGTCACAGCCCTTGGCATACCAGTAGACCTTGCGCTTTTCTTTGCACCAGATCTCGAAGACTTCCGCCTTGCTCCAGGGGTCAAACTTGGTGGTCTGGTCATTCACGTCCTTGGGCTTGGTGTTGCCGGACATCGGGACGACGTTGGCGATCTCTGGGCCAAAGCGCGCCTCGAGCTGGTCCTTGGTCATGTACACGCGGCGGGCAACCCAACGCACCTCATGCCAGGTGCGAGCGGGTGACCAGAAGAAGTCTTCCCAGTAGATGTAATCGCAGGCAGCCTCTTCGTTGGTGATCTTCTCGGCCATCTCGGCGGGGCTCAGCTCCTGGCCATACTCGTCAAACACCGGGGGCACTTCATACTCTTCGGTTTCGACTTCGTAACGCAGCCAGATCTGGCCCATGCCGACAACGAGCCAATCCTCAATGCCCTGGCGCACGTTGGTGTCCCAGGTGCTGACGTTGTCGTCAAACGAGCGGTTGAGCATGCGCTGCAGCATCGTGCCGGCAACGCGTGCCACGTCGTCGTCGTAGTCTTGCCAGCTGCGGCTCACATCGGCCTTTGGTGGCCGTGCATACAGCATGGAGAGCAGCACCTGCATCGTGGACCAGAACAAATTGACTTTGCTCTCGTCGCGGCCGTATGCATCGCGCTTGTCCAGGTAGCGCTGGGTGATGCGGTTCGCATCCTTGTGAAAGTTGCCCAGCTCCTTGCCGGCCGCTTCAATTTCTGTCTGCCAGCGCGCAGCTAATCCCGTGGGGGAGTTGTTGAAGTCGCTGTCACTGGTGATCTTTGCTTGATCCATCATCCGATCCTTCCCGATTCTTTCGGCCGGCAATCCCAAATGTCATTCAACGCGAAGGCGTAGTTCGAGCTTCTGGGCAATGATGAGATTGTAGTAACACGGGAAGAATTCCGCGACACTCTCTTCGCAGCAAGAGCCAAATATCTGAACGAGTCAGCACCGTGCGAATGTTGATCATGCTTAGGCTTGTTGCGGTACGTCTGCGTGCGTTCGTCCCACTCGCGCATGTATGCACGAAGATGTTCAAGCCCTTCGTAAGTCTTTTCTTCATCGAAGTAGCACTGGGGGATGATCAGGCGCGCTGCCTCAATGCCGTCCTGGAGTGACATCTCGGGCACTAGGTTGGGCCGGATGCCGTTGGCCAGGAATTGCTCGATGATCGACTTGCCGGTCTGCAGCGACTTGGCTTTTGCGTCATGGGGCAAGAAAATGCCCTTGGGGTTGACCATGTACGGCCGCGACTTGATCCAATCGATGTAATGCTGGATCGGCTGGTTGTCGTCCTCGTAGAAATCTACGATTCGCGTGCCGTCGCGGGTGTCTTGCCAGCCCCACCAGCTGCATGAGTCGGTGTAACCCAAGTCAGCCACCAGGTTGACGGGGAATGCGGGGTCAACAGGGAATTTCGACACCCTGCCCTCGTTGTACGCGTCGCCCAAGAGCTTGGCGAAGTACGCGCCAGGCACGGCCGCGTCAAACGAGCACTCATATTCGACCGCAAACGCGTCCTCGGTCATCTGGACCTTCGCGTCTCTCAGCTCGTCAGGGTGAATAATCCCCGTTTTGCTCGCCGGCAGCTCGAGAAGCTGGTGAGTCTTAGGATTTAGGCGGGCTTCCTCGCGCAAATTCCAAAACATGTTCTTGCCGGCCGGTGTTCCGGCAAAAATCGCCCACCCGCGACGATCGGACAGCGCCGGACGCAGCACCGTGTACCAGGCAGAGGGCCGAATTTGTCCCGTCTCGTCCAAAACGACCCCGTCAAAGTACATACCGCGCAGCGCGTCGTAGTTGTCAGCGCCCGCGACGTAGATCGTGCTCTCGCCACCGTGGCCATTGTTGACGGTGATCTTGAGCTCGGACTCATTGGGCGGTTTTGACCAGTACGGCCGGCTTAAATCCTTGAGGTAGGTCCACGCCACACGCTTGGCCTGGTCCCGCTGGGGCGCAAGGTACGCAAATTGGGGTTTCGGAAGCGCCGTCTCGAGCGCGCCGATCACCAGGTCAGCGCACATGGCCACCGTTTTGCCCGCTCGCCGGTGCGCAACAACCACGGTCCAGCGCTTGTCGCGGTTGTGCAGGGGTAGGAAGACCTCGCGGGGTTGGTATTCCGCGAGGTTCACTTGGTGAGCCTCTCAAGCTCACGGTCCAAGTACCAGCGCGCCTTCTTCAGGTCCTCGATCGGGCTGTCGGACTTCAGGCCCGCTCGCCAGATGTACTTCACGGCATTGCCGAGACAGAAGTTCATGTGCTCGGTCACCTGGATGCACTCAACGCCGGACGGGTGCTCGGTGTAGTGCTTAGGATGATTGACCGGGTCATGCGGTTTTACGCTGTCCCAGCTCGGCGCTAAGAAGCAACCAGGCTTGTGCGGTTCAGCGGGCGGGGTTTTGCAGTCGGGGCAGTGCCAGGCGCCTAAGGGTGTCGTGGTGGTCATGTTGCGTTTTTCTCAGAGTGCTTTTTTTGGTTTCAGAAATTGGGGAGGGGGCCCCGGCCTTCGCCCGACCCCGCCCTGCCGATCGACAGGGGGTGGGGGGTCAGGAAGTTCCAGGACGGGGCCAAGGGCTGGCCAGATCCACGCAGGAGCAGCGATCGACAGCCAGGCCATGGGGTGGTAGCGTCACGGTGCATCGGCGCCTCCTACGGGCTCCTGCCCTGCCCCTGCCGCCGGCGCCTCGGCCCCTGCCGGCGCAGTCGCCGGATCAATAATCCGATAGCTGCCGTCTGTTTTCCGTTCTAGATCAATGACTTGCGTGACCACGTCCGCAGGTTGTGCCACGGTTGTGCCAATCTGACGCGTGCCAAGCCAGCTGAGTTGCACCTGCACGCCGCCTTCGACGTTCGCGTTGATCTGTGTCGGCAGCACCTTGCTCACCAGGCCCACGAACGCGGCCCGATCGCTCGAGGTTCCCTCAGCCAGCTTGGCCAGGTACTGAGCGCCGCCGACCTGGTCGAAGGCCTCGAGCACGGCCTCGCGCAGGTTGGTGAGCTTGTTCTTTGTGCCTGGTGCGCGGCCTGGTCCGACCGGCACCGGCTGCCCGTTTTTCGGGCTCACCGCGAGCCCCTTCGGGCGCGGCTTGCCGTCCCTCGGATTCCACGGCTTTTCCGGTCTTTCTGGCGTTTCTGACGCGCCAGGCGTTGAGTCGTCCTCAGCGGGCATCGCAGCCCTCAGCACCGCGTCCTGGAGCTGCTGACCGATGTCCTGATGTTGGGTTTCAATCATGTCGCGATTCTCCCATCACGCGTTCGACGCGACAGCCGCGAACAACAAAAAGACCAGGAAGCCTTCCCAGCCCCCGATCGAGTAACCCGCCACCGTAGCGCAGATGAACAGCGCTGTGGCCAGCTCATGCTTGGCCCTTTCGGCCATGATCGCTCTCAATTCCATGTCCGTCATTTGCACTTCTCCTGACAGTCCGGTGCACCCAAAATCTGCACCGCACTTAACTCACACTCTATACAGAGTGAGTGCGGTGCACCCCTGGAGGGGGTTGCACGCACACTTGCACT